TGTGATTCTCGCTGGTTTCTCGGACCAAACCGCAGCCAAATCACAGCTCGCAGCGACAAGTTCTATAAGGACGACAGCGAAGAATATCCAGATGGTCAGTTCGGTGGAGCGTCCCAGTTCTACAGCCGCGAAGGTGATGTCTCTGGCGGCGAAACCATTGATGGTTGTCAGGATGGCGACTATTGGATCCACATTGATGAACTGAACCGCGTCAGTTTCTACACCAGCAGATGTGATGCACTCAAGGGCTGTGAAACCGGTCGAGTCAAGTTAGCAACAACAACCTCTGCAGGTCAGATCACGATTGCGCCGTTTGGCAGTGCTGCTTATTTCAATGCGGTGTGGAAATGTGTTTCTGCTTATGGCGAGTATCAATTCAGCGACGGACAGGACACGGTCACGCTAATAAGCATTTGTGCTGACGCGCCTCGATATGAGATTCCAGAAGTAGGCATCGGTGAATACGACAATGCAAACCTGTTACCCCGTGGTCAACAGGGTGAGGCAGCACCGTTCTGGCAAATCCTCTGTGATGTACGCGAGTGGAACCTGGAGTTAAACGCCCCAAGTGTTGACACAACCGCCGTAGCTGAAAAGTTTGGTACGGCAGTCAAATCCCTAGTCACCGCAGGGGGTAGCACTGAGTTCTTGATCGACCGCAAGTGCTTCGAGAGTGACGAAAGAGACAACGGTCTGGTGCTGATGCAACTGCTGATGATGACTGCCAAAGGATGCAGTGCTTCGGCTGAGTTCTGGATTATGTCCGGCACCGACCCATGTGATTCAGATTGCGATCGCATTGACGGTGGTCTCTACTACGCCTGCGACATTCTGGTTACGGACACCGCTGTCAACCTCCGACCTGCAGAAATCGTGGCTGGTACAGCATCCTTCGTGACAACAGGAGAAATCAAGCTTTTGGTAGCGCCTTAGAATAGAACTACATCTTTAGATAGCCAGGCGTGACTGAACTCAAACGAGCCGGGCAGATAGGGTCACTCGGACATATCGATACAACTCAGCTCGGTTTTCAGGAACAAATCAACACGCTGACCGATACTGTCAGGCAGATTGCTGGCGACCCAAACGTCCCAGGTGACCCGCTCACTGCCCCTTTCGTTTTATATGTCAACCCTTATACGGGCAGCGACACCTTCGTCACTGGTGCATATTCATCTACTGAAGATGGAACGTTTGAGGCCAAAATGCGGCGCATATCGCTGCAACAACTTGAGTGTGGCTACTCAGTCGCAAGACCATTCAGAACAATCAACCGCGCCATTATTGAAGCGGGAATCATCACCAGTCGCAGCTACTTCACGCAAGGCAGTGTTTGCGGTGATTTAGTCAGCATTGTTCTATCTGCTGGTGCGTCAACAATCCTGAACGATGCAGGCGCAGCATCTACTGTTGCGTGGACGGATGGTCAAGACCCAACAGATGCTGAACTAATTGCTTTTAACCCCAACACAACAGGCGGTTTAATCCTGCCAAGGGGTTGCAGCTTAATCAGCATGGACCTACGCAAGACAATCTTGCGCCCCAATTTTGTTCCAGTCCCTGAAGCAGAAGCAGCTGATTACAGCAACCGCCGCGCCATATTTAAGACAACGGGTGGTGGCTACTACTACGGGTGGACAGTTCTTGATAAGCAAGGTGCTACGACTAGCGCCCATCTGCTTGATGTTTTCCAATACACCAGCAAAGCAGAGCTAGATGAGTTCTATGGCAAGATTCGGTCTTCGTTCTTGAGTGTTGCGGACATTAGTGCCGATTTTGCCGTCCCACGAATCAACGAATACCAGATTGTCGGACCACTGCCTGCTGCACCAGACGAAGCAGTCGACACAGTGCAGGGCGCATCGCCTTACATCTACAACATCTCACTCCGCAGCGTCTTTGGCATCTGCGGACTATTTGCCGATGGAGCGCGTAACGAGGGGTTCTCGTCTTGCGTAATCGCGCAATTTACAGCGATCTCCATGCAAAAAGACATGACCTGCTGGGAGATTTACTCCGGCGGTGCATGGGGCGCAGTTGATAACTACGACGACTATATCAACGCCAGTCCTAATGATTTGCGGATGAAAACCGATAGGCGTTCATTCCATATTCGCGCTGTTAATAACGCAATCATCCAAGAGGTCAGCGTCTTTGCTATTGGTCAAGGCGTCCACCACTGGGTCGAATCCGGCGCATCAGTCACGACCACAAATAGCAACAGCAATTTTGGTGGAGTTGCTGCTTTAGGTGAAGGTTACAAAGCAGCAGCGTCAGTCAACGACACCGGTTGGAGCGTCAATCGCCTGCGAGTTGCAACGGACTTGACTGAAAAGTCAAACAACATCCGCGACACCTTCCTCGGTCAAATCGATGCGAGCACCACAAACACTGCCACCGCAATCGTCCTTGAAGAAGCTCTTACCGAAGGCATTTATGACCCCAACACCCCAAGAGAACTGGAGGCACTGGGTTATACCCTCCGCCCCGGTTCCTACATCTGGGTGCAAAACAGCCTGGGCAAAAACTTCCGCGCACAACTTGCTACCCCTGCCTGGGATCGTGCATTCCCTACCGTCATCAATGTCACTGGAGCGTTCGACAACCAGGACGGCGAAGTACCAGGACAAGAAATTACACCAGGCGTCAACCTGCCTGACCTTGCTGGGCAGAACATCTACATCCGCCGCCTGACTGATGTCCGCAACACCAACGAGCGTCGTTATGCAGTGCTGGGTCTCAATCTCGGTGGAACGAACCGGACGCCACAGCGTGACTACATCTTGCAGACCAACCCAGCTGCAGCAGCGATCACAGGTGAAATTCCTTACAGCGAATCAATCTGTTGCGCAGTCGGCAGTGCAGTCAAGAATGGTCCCGGCGGAAGCAACGGCCTGATTGAACTACGCCGGTTGAATGGCGACAGCACCTGGACTTCTGACGCGTACTACCGAGCAGGCGACACTGTCCGCTATGCCAACAAGCATTGGAACTGCGTTCAAACCAATAGCGATACAACCTTCCAAAGTGACAAATGGATTGAATCGTTTGTCCACATGGCAAGCGATTTCAACGCCGAGGATTATTTCAAGAACAGCCAGCCAGCAATCCTATTTAATAACGACACCAGCGGCGACGCTGACAACACAACTTGTGGGTATGACTTAGCCACGGTATGGGCGACAGACCCTGAAATCCAAGCGCAGTACCGCAGCGCCACAGATTATCGCGGGATGTATAGCTTCCTGCGCAGCATTGGATTTAGCGAAGCCAACACCCACACAATTCTGCTGCCAACAACAGAGGCACTACGCGACCGCGACAACAGCAGCCCATTAGATGGAATCACCAACCCATCTGGTGTTGCCAATAGTTGGGCGCCATGGTCAATCGAATTCCGCGCACCAAGTGCAATCCGTTTGTTTGGTCATGCCTACGAATATGCGGGAAGAGCGAATTACTCCAAGGCGCTTCCTCGCTACCAGCAGAGTTTGTCTGCTGCAAACAAGTTCACCTATTACATGACCTCAAGCGTGGGGCGTGTTTACGGCTCAGGCTTTAACGAAGAAGGGTTCCTCGTAACACCCGCTGGCATCCAAGATTTAACAACAGGTCAAGAGGTTGGCATCGACACGATTGGCGCAGAACAAAGCGTCGACGATGTTCAATTCCCAACCTTCTTTGAATCGCTGAGCATTAATGAGCTGACGGTCAACACGTCAACTGTGCTCAACGGTCAGATCATCACATCACCAGCAGCATGGGGCGTCAACCCATTTGGCACGACCTTACCTGTTGTCCCAACAGCAACGACAGAAGTTGCTGGTCTGATTGAGATCGCTACACAAGCCGAAGCAAACGGCGGGACTGACCCAGAGCGTGCAGTGACTCCATCAACTCTTGGAGGTGCGCTAGCGATTTTGAGCCCACCAGCCCCAATCGGTTCAATTGTGATGTGGGCATTAGGTACTGCGCCAACGAATTGGATCGAATGCGACGGCGGAACAACGGCTGCATACCCAGAACTTGCAGCACTACTTGGTGCGACTGTTCCTGATCTTCGCGGTCAGTTCGTCCGTGGTTGGGACAACGGTAAGGGCACCGATAGTGGACGAGCCATCAATACAGAACAGGGCGAAGACTTCCTTTCTCACACTCACTCAATTACTGACAAATCGCATAATCACTCATACGACCGTTCAGACCAAGGCACAGGTGCTGATGGAGGTTCATCAGGCGTTCACGATTACAACGCAAGCAGTACATCAGGAAGTCAGTTCACTGGAATAACAGGAACAAATAGCGAAGGCGGCAGTGAAACCAGACCAGTCAACACAGCTCTGATGTACATAATCCGCGCTAGCTAGAATAAAAGCACGGCGAATGTCCGTGTCCTTTCGGCTAAATAGTCATGGCAGTACAGTTAATCCTCAAGAATTCCAGCATTGAGGACAAGAGACCTACTGCTGCGCAACTCGCCAACGGCGAACTCAGCATCAACTACAACGAGGCTGGACCATTCATCGCCTGTAAGGACACGGCAGGCAATATCCAATCATTAGGCGGCGTCAAGTTTGCAGACGACGCACCAGGAGATCCACCCGCTGGAGCGTGGTGGTACAACACAGCAGCTACTGCTTTATTTGTATTCGATGGAACCACCTGGCAATCAGTTGGTGGCGGTGGTGGAGGCGGTGGAATCTCCGCAATCATTGGCGGCGAAGGCATTGATGCCACATATTCTGGCTCTACTGTCACGCTCGACATTGACTTGGCAGGCGGTCGCGATGGCTTGGAATTTAACAGCGGTCAGATCAAAGCAACAACTGCCAGTAAAAGCGCATTCGGTAGCGTCAGTGTTGGCGACAACATTGATGTCTCTGCCGCAGGTCAAATCAGCATTGCACTTGCAACAGAATCAGTGCTCGGTGTTGTCAAAGTAGGCAACGGCATTGATGTTGCAATCGATGGAACGATCAGCGTTGACATCCCACAGACCCTTAACTATCGCGGCAGTTGCATCCTTGCCAATAGTCCTACCGGTCAACTAGATCCCAGCACACCCGTGAAAGGTGATGCCTATGTCAACAGTGCAAATACCAGCGCAATCGATGCAGGTTGGACAGGATTATCGGGTTCAGCTAGCGCAGGCGATCTTGCCGTCTGGGACGGCAGCGAATGGGAGCTAATCGGAACCGGTGGAACGGAGTATTGGGCGCGAAATTCAGTTACAGAAACACTTAGCCCTGAGAATGACGGCGACTCATTAAGCCTCGGGCTAGGAAACATCACGCTGGCTGCGGACGGCTCGGCTGAATTCGCGGGTGCCGACACAGTCATAACAGCTGGCGGCAGCCTTTACGTTGGAAATACGTCTGGAAACTCAGCGTTAGGAATAACCGGCACAGGGGCGGCTACACATGGAACCCTTTATTCATTCCATGATGCTTCTTCCACAAGAGACGCTTTAGAGGTCTTTAACTTTGACTATTCCGCCGGTACTCCGACGACTGTCATTGAGAATAGAGGAAATATCACTACGATTGGTGACGTCTCAATCGGCGGCACACTACCCGCCGCGCCCAACATCACGCTGAATGCGAACGGCTCGGGAGTTTTTGGAACATCAGCTACTACAAGAGCACATGTTAATTCAAGTGTAGGCTTGTTCTT